CTAAATAATAGAATGTTAGATAAGAAATATGGATATTTCGTTACTGCGATTGAGAAAACTTCAGAGCCAATAAGAAATACAAAATGGCTTGTTACTTTTAATTTCAATGAATTCGATAATTCATCATCCTTTCCCAATCCAGAACTATTATCTTTCCAAGTCAAAGAAGTAGACATTCCAAAATTTCAAAATGAAGTTGATTCAATGTACTATTTTGGAGTTGAGAGAAAAGTTCCAACCTCAATTAATAATGCAGGTAGTATCAATATGACAATCCTAGAAGGGGAACATCTACTAGGATATAATTCATTACTTAGATGGCATCAGCAATGCGTTAATGGAGGTGAATTCTCTGAAGGGAATAATACATTAATCACAAATCCATTTAATATTCGACATAGTATGAATGCTCCAGATTATTCTTCGGGTAGTCTCATCAATAGAAATGCAGTTGTTCTTTCGTGCTTTAGTTATGCAACAGGCGAAGAGCTATTCAAGATAAAATTCCTGAACATAAAGCCAACTACAATAGACAGTGTTAAGATGGCCTATGAAGGTAATGAATTATACAAATTCGGTGTCATGTTTGATTATGATCTCGCTATATTAGAGAAGAAAAAGAACCATACCTCGACAATGAGAAATGCTTATGGAACTGATTAATTATCGGCTAAGATCAATACGATCTTGAGAAATTCCATTATCTATCAAGCGCCTATATACATAATCTCTGATTGGATTGCTTAGTTGTTTGCCTACTGGGAATTTTTCATTAAACCTACATGTAGATGAATTATTAACTAAATTGTAAAATATTTCTATTACATTACTATCACTAAATGCCTTATCTATATCGTTATTGGTAAGACCTAATGAAGTTCTATCGCTCCTGTTTAGTGAATCTTGATATTTTGCTAATGCGGCTTTATAATTTGTTAGTAGTTTTTGACAGGTGACTATTGCTTTAGTTGCATTTCCTGTTGTTGATGTAGAAGCATAATCTCTTGGACCTACCCTATTGCATAGGAAAGTAACAGAATATTCTTTTAATTTTCTATCAGAAGCGTCTAAATCATATGTTTCCATTTTAGCAACACTGCAATTGAGTAAAACACTTTTATATTTTTCCTCTAAATCAGCCCCATATAAAGTAACAGTGATGGTAAATAGAGTAGGGTTGCGAGTAACTTCAAAATTATTGATGTTGTGGGTACTAGCGAATAACGCCTCTAGTCTTTTTATAATTGCATTGTCGGGATCCATCCTAAATGTAAATGTTGCCTCTGAAGGAGTCTGAACAGATATTATATTCCGTGGCTTAGCTAAGGTGATGTCGCTGACATATATGTCTTCCAAGAAATTAAGAGTTTCGTATGGAATTGAAACCTTTTTAGCATAGAATCTTAGTGTTTCCATGTTCATAGCTTCAATGTCTACTCTGAATTTGTTGGCTACAAATCCTGAAACCCTTGAGCTAAAATATGTGCTTATTTCACTTCTATCTGTTGCCATTATTAATCTCCAAAGCTACTTCCGCTATAAGATGCATCTTCGCCCCCTGAAGGCCCTGCTATTATTTGAGGTGCTGGAATATCGCTTAAATTAGTAACCTTGACCTTAACATCTCCACTCACAAGAGCCTTTCTTAAAATGTCAGCTTGCTGAATATTTTCTTTTTCTCTTTCTCTCATTGTAGATTCGAAATTTCTTAAGAATTCAGTTATCGATTCGGATACTATTGAACTAATATCTTCAAGACTTAGTCCATTTTCCATAATTCCCCTGTCTTCAGCGGCATGAGTTAATTCTTGTATAGGGCTTGGTTCATTTTTGGGGACATTTAATTCTGGAGGTACAGGAACTTTTGCCTTCTCTAATCGTTCATTGGTAGCCCTAACTCTTGCCTCGAATTCATCTCCTGAGGTTTGAGTCCTTGGCATCATTGGCTGTTCGCCATAAAGCGCATCTCTAAAGGTGGATTCTCTAAAGGCTTCAGTAGCCAATGCACTCGCACCTTGTCTGCCACCAAGTTTGCCCTGTCTCAAATATTCGCTCATATACCTACTATCTCGCTCGCCTCCAATTATTCCATGTAATTCATCCTCCGCAACACCTGATACTCTAGCCATATTTTCAATCTTACGAGTTCTTTTAGCACTTAATATTCCTGCCTTAGTTTCTTCATCAACTCCACTCATCCCAGAAATCAAGGTATTTAATTGTTCGAGTTCGTTCCTTAATTCTTGCCCGAGAATATCTCTCAGATCAATGAATAGCTCAGCAACTCTATCTATAGATTCCTGAATACCAATTGCAGTATCTGCAATTATTTTTTCCTGTTCCCCAATAATCTTAGAATATTCCTGAACTTCTGAGAAATTTTTCATTAACTCTTCGGTTGTTACTGATATGTTTTCTGCATTGCCATCTTCAGCTTTAGCTGTGGCTGCTTTTAGTATATTATCAATATCTTCCTTAGTTATTGCATTCGCTACAATAGCTTCTTGTATCTTAGTAATGTCTGCAAGTCCGGGTTCGCCTTCCATTGCAAACCGAGTGTCTATATTTCCTCCGATGCGCATTGCATCGGCTAGAGACTTACTCAATTCAACCATGAGGTTTTCGCGAGTTGCTTTTGCAGTATCGCGTATAGAAACGGCTCTTTCTTGAAGCGTTCTATTATAATCCAAGGCTAGTTGAGATTTTTCTTTTGCTTCAACCAAGCCTTGTACCTTCATCGATTGCAATTCAGCTTCTTCAGATTCTTTCTTACTAACACTTTTTTTACCGAATCCACCCTTAAACATGTCTAAGAACTCTCCCGGTAAAGTTCCGAACCCCATCCCCTTGAGTATCATGTCAGCGGCGGCTTGTAGAGGTCCGCTACTTAATGCTTTAGAGCCTATTTCTTTTGCCTTCTCTAATGGTGTTTTCTTTCCTAGGTCTTTTAATGGAATACCTTCATCAATATGTTTATCAATTTGCTTCAATAATCTCATTTGTTCTAGAGTTGCTTTTTTATAGAAGTTACTAGCTTCTTTTCCAAATCCAGTTAGGGCATATTGTCTATAACCGTCTGCTATTGCCTGAGTTAATAGACTTAAATTTGCTTTTTCATTCCCTCTAATGTTTGTTGATTTAACTTCATCTCTGAGAGATGAAATTTCAGCTATTAGATTCTGTGTAGTAATTCCTAATCTACTCATTTGCTTAATATCTGGATTGTCATATGACTTTACCAGAAGTTCAAGCATTTTAATTAGCTTTTCATATTGAGCAACATTTCCGGCACTTTTGCTAACCCTGAGCAATGATTTTAATTCAGTAATATCGCCTTTTGTAGTCTTAAATGTAGAATTCAACGCTTTAATAACGTCTTCTATTTGAACTTCTTTTTTAGCTGATTTAGTTACCTGTAACTGCTCAACTAACTGGCCTAACGAGACAGCTAATCTCTGCAGAGTCATATCGGTGGGATTCAAAGACATTCTATTATTTAGGATTGGATGATATTGTTCATTTGTGAAGATCTCTCATCTTCTATTTTACGATGCACGTAGTCTAGATATTCGAAGAATTCAAATAGGAACATTTTGTCGAATGTATTAATGCTAGTGCCTAGATACTTAGAGAGCGAGGCTTTCACCTTGATCAACCAGATCGGGTCCAATTCTGGGAACAAAGTATTCAGATCGAAAGGGAACGTGTACGAGATTTGTATTCCCACACTCCTCCTTTTCGCAATTGATTGCCACCATATCGGTCATACCCATGTTACATCTATTGAATTGGGTTGTCAATACTGCATTATCTACGGGGTCTAATGCTGCCATGAATTCTAGTGCAGATTCAATGCTCTTATTATCAAATACTGAAGCTATGCGGAATCGCTCAACATCTACTTCAGTGATTCTACGATAATTTTCGAATTGTTTAATATATTCTCTTACGTTTATTACGTCTTTTCTGCGTTCAAATTTTAATTTAATTCTCTTATTCGACACAGGAAGATCAAATTCAGGTTCCGAAACCCCATCAGGTAATACATATTTTACGAAACTAGTAAGTTCAATTATTCTATGTAGATTTACGTGGCCACAGTGACTACATGCAAAGGTACGACGTAGAGGTGCCCTCTGGAAAGTTTGATCTCTCATCCAAGCGAGAATGTATTTACGATCCATTTCTAGTAGATCTTCAGGAGCAACCCCTCTCAGTCTTTTTCTGAATACATCATCTATTACTTCGTGGTTTTCCTCGTCCTTCATAGCAGCTAATGCAACAGTATCTTCTACCTTAAATGGCATGCCCTTTATAGTGATAGGCATTCCCATTGGATTTCTGTACAATTTACCGCCAGATGGTAGCCCCTTGATTGGAAGGAATAGATCACTATCTTCAACTCTAACTTCGGGAGTTTGAGTAGATCCTAGAGTTTCCGGATTGAAACCCATGTTAGCTAGTATTTCTCTGTCTTGATCGTTTATTACACGTCCACTCATATTGTTCCTCGATTTTTATTTAGTCAATTAGAAACTAAATAATTTACATGTCACTAAAAGGTAGAATATCTTCAGAGTCCCCTGGCACTATTGGCGGGTGGACTGATGCAATCGCAAATGTTAAGAAAGCTATAGGCAACATTACTGGTACATCCATCGGGGATGATGCTGACGATCAATACCCCGATATTTTTGTTGAAGGTATTGTTCAGGGTGATATTAAGTTCAATGCCGTTAATGATTGGAAGACAACATTATACTACGGATTCACTGACGCTCTTAAGGGCGTTAAGATTGGAGGCGAACTTACACAGTCTGCAATCAACGGATCATCAGTGATGAAATTTGCAAATACAGTAATGAATGTTATGGGATACACTCTAGGGGGAACAGGTCCAGCTAGTCGAAAGATGTATAATGGATCAAATTTGAATGGTTTCTCTGTGCAATTTAAGTGGTATACTCCTCATATGGATGGATGGGGTGAGGCGCTACAGTCCCTATGTGTATTGGGATGGCCAATGAGTGCATTAAATCAAGGAAATACAGGGGTTGTTACTCGAAATGAACCAACTGAAGCAGAAAAATTAGCGACAGAAGGAGAATACAAAAGCATATTGAGCAGTTGCTATGCTCATGTTAGAGCTATTGCAAACATGACGGCTAAAATAGAGCAAATGCAGGCAATTGGAGACTATGATAGTCCAGAAACAGTAAGCATCTATAATTCATATTTCAACGGTAAAGATTTTCAATATACCGACCTGAATGAAGTAAAATCAGATATTGATTTGTATATTGCGTCGAATTCATCTCTTATAGTGCCGCTAGGTAAATTATCGAATTCGAAAAAGGTAGATGATTATGTTATTGTTGCTGCTAATAGAAGAGATCCTATTCAGCTTAGATCTAATAACATAGGCTCAGATATTGGAGGCGTTCACTGGTATAATCAGACTACTCTTCCATCCAATCCTTCTGTTCCTGCAATTACTGGAGATAGGACTCTAGCAAAACCTGCTAAAGAACCTGCAGTTGCAACTGGAGAGGTTAATTTATTTAATGCAGTAGATGATACTAAATCTGCAGCGGTTTCATTATTTAAGGGATTAGTTGATTCATTTGCGAGAAACCCTCCAATAGTAAAATTAGAAATATTCGATTATAAAGGAACTCTTAAGTATTCTTTCAGTCCGCTTGTAATAACTGCATTTTCAATCAATGCATCTAGAGAAACTATTGACGGGGATCCTGTTATATTAACTATTGATGTTAGCTTTGATTATTATCAGGTCAATGCAACCAATGCGCTACAGGCACCTAATCAATTGTTTGCGGGTGTTCCAATGTTTAAGCTGGAGGAGAGATGAATTACGGAGACTTATTTGTATATGATAAAGGATCGTTAGATCTGCTATCGGCACCTGACGCATTTGAAGTTAGATCATCAACAATCCTAACAATAACTCAAGAATTGGTTGGCAAACCTTGGGTTATCGCGCAACTACAATATTCTGATTTCAGATTGTGGTGGGCCATTGTGAAGGCCAATAATATTAGAATACCGATGGTAATGAGAGATACTTTTAGAATTAGGCAAGGTAAACCTAATGTAGATAATATCATAACTGATCTACATCTTGGGAAGAGAATAGTGATTCCTTCTATAGCAGACATAAACGCATATATCATTAAAGTAACGAAAGGTAGATAATGCAATCGGCTTGTTATTTTAGACTAGGAAATTTAGCTATGGATAGTAGCTCAATACTAGAATGCTCAATTTACGAGAATCTTGGATATTTTCCTTGGGGTAGAATACTATTCCGAGATAAAATGCGACTTGTTGAAGCAAACTATGATTTCAAAGAATATACAGAAATTGAAATCACCATGGGGGCTTATGAAGGAAATGATAAATCTGAAGTAGTATTCAAAGCTGATATAGTATCAAGTTCAATACGAAATAGTAGAGTAGATAACTCATCGCACGAAATCGAATTGATGTTTATTATGCGAGGGGTTAATGGTAGTCTGCTCAGTCTTATTCCCCCAAGTGGCTATCAAAATCAAACAAGTCTATCGGTACTTAAGGATATTTGTAAGAAGAAATCTATTAAATTAGATGTACAGAAAAATCTAAACACTCAAGACGGAATGTCTTGGTTAATAGTTAATCATAATTTCTTGACAGCTATTAATTACATATGCGATAGATCGTATCTCAATGAAAGCGCACTCATTTACAATATTAAATTGAACGGGGATGTTGGATTGTATGGAATTAAAGAACGATTCAGGGAAGACGCAAAATGTACATTTATGAATAGCCCCGCTAATTATGTAAATGCTTCATTGAACAATGGTTCCTTAAAAATGGAGGGTACTCCAAACCCAATCATATACTTTAGAGACAAACAATTTACTAATCAATCTGGGTTTACAAAAGAGGCATCTAGTATTGAATTACGAGAAGTTAAGGCAAATACTTCGCGAAATAAAATGGAATCAACATCAAAGAATATATCTCCCGGATCTGCACAGCGAAATGGTGGTTCTAATGTAATAGTATATCAACCAAGTAGTTCTCCTCAGGTCTATGAGAAATATCCTATTGCCCCTGCATATAGAAGAGCCGTTATAGCTTCTTATGCTATGAATTTAAGTGTAGTTAGTGATAGTGAAACATTTACTTCTGCAGGCGATATTGTTGAAGTTGTAGATGGATCCTTGGATGAAAGAGGGAAATTCATAAAGACGAAAATGACTTCAGGTAAATATTTGGTCCTTCGTAAGGGTTACCATTTTAAGAGAGATATTATGAGTGGATTATGTGCTTTCCAGACAACCATTCAGTTGATGTCTAACACGTCCAATCTAGGTAAGGATTAATCATGCCTCAAATCAGTACGCAAGAAGACTTAAAAATAAGCGGATTCGATAAGTTAAGAGCAAATATATTAAACGATTCAATGGCTAGATTGAATGGTGTGTATAGAGGTATCGTAACTAAATGTAAAACTGATACCTCAAAACCACTTTACGTTAGAGTTAAGATATTTGGATTGACTGATACATTACCAAATAAAGCACAGCCTTGGGCTAGAGGTACAGGGACCTATGCGCCTCCTGCCCCCGGAACATATGTAGACGTGACTTTTGAAAACGGGGATATTCATTTTCCAGTCTGGAGTAATCCATCGAAGGCTAAAGGTGATTCATTAGTAACTAAGGGGCAGAAGCAAAGTAAACAACAGAATCAAGAAATATACAATTCGCAAGATGGAACTACGGTGTCATATAATAAATCAACAGGTGAATATGTCATTGATCATACTAGTGGAGCTAAATTTAAGATCGACAAGGACGGAGTAATAACACATACAGCAGGTCCGGGGGGAATTCCTTTGCCTAAATTTAAGGTGATCACAGAGGCTTCGTTCTGTCCATTTACTCAATTACCTCACCAAGGTGGCAGTGATTATTTCATGGTGTCAGCAATGCCCGGAATATAGGATAAATAAAATTCATGGGTATAGTTGATATTACAAATATAGGATCTAGTATTGCAAGCACAGCAAAATCTACATCCAATCGAAATTTCATAGGGCGACAAATAGCCAAGGTTGAAAGTTTCACCGACAGTATCAAAATAGACAAATGCTACCAGTTTGGTTCTTCTGCTATGGGTGCGGTTGCCTCTTCAGTGTCAGGTGATTGTACTACAAATATTCTAGACGAAATTGGAACTCTATTGAAGAATAATGCGGTGATGAGATATATTACCTCTGGAGTAGATACCATTAACAATGCAATTGATGCGGTTAAATCGTTTGGTAAAAAGGTTGTTGGTTCAGTTGTAAACTCGCCGCTAGGAATTAGCATTAGAGCATTCTATTGTGGGGTGTTGGCCCCTGCAATGCAAATATTATTAATGGCCATTAAATCATTAATTGCTATTCCATTAACAATATTAAATGCATTGTATAAGATAATTCAGAAGATAAAGGATATTGCAAATAACCTAACAAATAAGTTGTTTGATTGTTTTGGTGCTTTTCTACAGGGCATGCAGGATAGTGTAGGTACGCTAGGTGTGAATTTTCAATTCCAATTCAATGATCTATTCTCGTTTCTAGATGATGTTGAAAATTTCTTAAGAAATTGTGAAGTTATTTCGGGTCCAATGATAGACATCTTCAATGGATTAGTAAATTATTGTTCTGCTACTAGCATGAGGGGAATATTCAATAAAATAGGTATGACTTCAGAGGATGAAGACATTAGTTTTTGTTCAGCCGCAGATGTCATAGCATTCCTAGAACGACGTAAAAACATAAAACTGGTTGATCTCGATGAACTAAATGAACTACTGAACAAATTTAATCCCTTCAATGGACTCTTGAATGGGGCTAAGAAGCTAAATGAACTCGGAAGAAGCTATGTTCAATATGGAATAGCAAGTGTGTACGAAAAGGCAATGGCTCCTCTTCATAAGCTAGAGGATATGTATAATAACTTTCTAAGAACTCGTAGTAGATTGCTAGGTATTCTAGTCAATAATACAATCGGATGGCTATTCCCTGATTGTGGAAGTTCTAAGTTCGAAGACGGTATAATTAAGAGAAGTAGATATTCTATTCTAGATGTTGTTAATATTCTCGATTCAATGAATACATGTAATTCATATATCTGCGGAAATATTAACAATCAAGTTAGTGAGATGTTGGCTGAACTTGAACTTAGTAAGTATGGTAGGTGGATAAACCCGATAGTTAAAGCTAATGACAACTTAACAAAATATCTTGATACTATGTTTGCTGAAACTTTTGGCACTGACGGTGAAATTGCAAGTACTAAAGCTGCTGAAGGTCATGTGAATATGGATTTCCTTAAGAGTATACTACCTTACTCAAATACATTGAAAGCGGTGTATTAATGGCTACTGCTAGATGGCGTAAACCTCCTAGTGAATTAGAACCTTGGTGGAAGCCAATCGCGTTAAAGGTTATATCTGACATTCCGAATACATGGAACGGTCATGACGTGACCGTGCTAGTTAATAGTCTCAGAGGTGTTGTTGGTGATGGGAAACACACTCCCGGATCTCTACATTATTTCGGAGAAGCCTGTGACCTGAATATTATATTGGATGGAGAGACAATAATAACCGGAAATTATGGTAATTCTATACCAGACAAACAATGGAAAATAGGTAACGACACATATACTACAAAACAAATATACGAAGGTACTTTAGGAATTGCAGCAAAAAATAATGGATGTAGATGGGGTGGTGATTTTAGAATCTTTGATCCAATGCATTTTGATTCAGGTAAATCTAAATCTGGCCAAAAAATATCAGACAATAGTGACGTTGTTATTGATTACGTGCATATTGGATACCGCTCACCTTCTATGGCTATGCAGGCAGATGCAGGCAATTCAACAAGAATAGAATCTGGAAGTCCTGTAGTACATCAAGAACAGACTCAAATATACATTGGCTATGACTTAAGTTTATCTGAATTTTCGACTTTGAATGGCGATTTGCCTTTACGCGATCTATTAGCAAAGGCTGGATTGTCGCCTGATGTAATAGATAAACTTGTGAAATTCAATGGATTAAAAGGATCTCAGGCATATTCACTGTATCAAGAAAACTCAAACTTAGAGATAGGTGAGGATTATGCATCGTCGATACTAGGAATTCAAGTTCAGCAGATAGTAGATCATCTGTCTGGCGAATGCAATATAAACACCAAATCATATCCAACCGAAGTATCAACTGCAATAGTTTCTTATTTGTACGGTAAAAATCTAACAAGTCCGGAAAATATTGAAGACATTAAGTCTATAAAGGATATACTAGACAATTCAAGCGAAATTCCAATTGAATTGGCTAGGTTTATAGAAACTAAAACAGTTGGGTTACCTACCGATATTCAATCTAGGCGCATGAGCGAAGTTAAGTTACTTAGGGATTATGATCCAACCAAAACTACTTCTCCTTCTTCATTAAGTGCAAACTCAGGAGAAGATGAAGTTGATAAATTAGACTCTCAAATTGATGCTCAAAAGGCAGAAATTAAAGATATGATAAGAAATGGAAATCCATTCGCAAGCGATCCGGCAAGCAGTGAATACGACGACACTTTCAATGACATTGATCAATCTACTTTGGATGCAATTGCTTCAATAATGCAATCACAGCAAGTGAATTCTGATTTATATTTTGGATTCAAAGATAAGGAATACGTATATCGAGTTAAAACCAAAAACTTCTATACAATATTATCTAGAACACTTAATTGTAAAATATCAGCAATTGAGAAGCTAATTCAAGACGAACCTATGCTCAAGAATCATAAGGAATATTCCCTGAGTAAGATGTATGGAATGATTCCGTATTCTACCGGAATTGCATATACAGTAAAAAAGAATGCGGTTAAGAGATGCGAATATAGAATTAGACTAATTGAGCAGAATATCAGAAATAATGAAGCTCAATTGATAGGATATGGTCTTCCTAGTACTGGCAGCTTTGGAGAGAATTCGTATTTTCTCAGCATATTGCATCTTAGTGTAGGGGCTGTTGTGGCGGCAAGTATCGAATCAAGCGTCAAGAATATATTTGGATCCTTATCTTCACTCAAGAATCAATTGAAATTAGAAAAGGGCAATCTAACTCAATTGAAAAGGGACCTGAATAGATACTCGGGTTAATTCTAAATATCCTACATGGCTACCGAGCAAGTTGATAATAGAAATGATAAGTTCCTAAATTATAGTAAGATCTCATACGAGGACACGCTTGCACAAGTGTCCGCAATATTGAATCTACAAGCTCCTAGAGTTCAGGATTTTTTTAATAGCAGTACTGGAAGAATGTTGCATGAGTTATTCTCTGCATACACCGAGCTACTATATAGGGGTATTGAAACAGGTCTGCTAGAAAGCTATTCTCCACTAGCCACAAAACTCTCATCTGCTATTGTAGACGCTCAGTCTAAAGGTTATTCAATCAGGCGTCCAGTCCCTGCAGGTGCATCTTTGTATGTCATCCTAGAAGGAACTGTTTCTCACTATTCTGGTTCATTCACCATAAAAAAGAAGTCTAGTTTCTCAATTAACTCATATCCATTCATTGCATTAGACGATTATACTTTCAAATGGGATGCAACTGGTAAGGTAACTGCTCCTTCTACAGGGGCTGGAATTGTTCAGGGTTCATTAAAAACTGCTACCTTTACTGCCGAAGAAGGTAAGATTTTCCAATACTTCGAAATAGCAGATCCAACATTCTCTCAGTATTTTGGAGACGCTGATCCATTATATGATCAAGTCCCAGAAAATAGAATCACCGTTGTCAAGGTCGATGGTATAGCTTGGGAAATTGATCGTAGAACTCTATACAATGCAGATCAATCAACTGCGCCTTCGATGCAGGGTGGTAAGTTAGTAAAGAGCACTAATTACAAATGTATGATTTCTACTACACCTGAAGGAAATATACGAATTCTATTTGGAGACGGCGTAATATCTGCAGTACCTAGTGGCGAAATTGAAGTTACTTATCTATCTACAGATGGAGTTGCAGGTAATCTTTACAATTCTAAAGATCTAAAAGTTGAAGCTCAAAATGTAGACCTTGAAGCATACCCAACAAATTCAATTACTTTAGATAATATTTCATTCTACCTGAATGAGAGTGCAGTTGGAGGATCAGATCTAGAGTCTATTGATTCTATCCGATATAATTCACCAAAGATATTCTCAGCATTAGATAGAGCAGTGACTATTGATGACTATAAGGCCATTTTAATGACTATGCCAAATGTAGCTCATGCCCTTGCCTTTGGCGAGGATCAAATGGGTGCAGGTGACTATCGCTACTTCAACAACGTCATGTTTACTGCCATAAATTCGCTTTACACGGGCACTGTAGGCTCTTTGCGCCCTTCTAACCCATCTGAGTACATCCTAAGCGGCTTCAATACTCTAGGGGTCGCCCAGAGCATTCAGGATGCGGGGACTACAACCAGTAACATTAAGTTAACTTTCGATTCTAGATTCACTTTGTCTTCGATAGACAATGACATTTCTTCACAAGCAAGATATGAACAATACGTAAATAGTCTCGGTTCGGTGTTTAGATTAAGTAAGCAGAATGTAGATACAACTTCTGAAATTGGATATATTCTCAGAACTCTTAAAAGAAAAGGGCAGGCAACAGTCCGACATATCTATTTCCCGTCTAAGGTCCACAAATACACTATGAAGGTTGAAGTATTTGTTACTCCGATCTCAAATAAAAATACAGTAGCATCTGATATTCAGCAAAAATCATTTGCTTATTTGAAGGACAATACTCATTTCAACTTCCCAATATATTGCTCTAAGATAGTTAAAATCATCGAATCTTTGAAATCAATTGTGGGATGCCACGTAAAATTTGTACCATATGCTGAACTTCCATCTGATTCGAAATACCTAGAAACCTTGTTAGGTCAGAGTCTTAGTGTGATAGATGATTTATTTGAATCAATGTATAAACTACAACAGATGAATCCAAATGTAGTATTGTTCCCAGAATTCACCTCAAACGGGGTATTGTTAAAATCAATGTTCACCCGTAAACTATTCGATACTTTTGGATACCCCGGAAGCACATTGATGAACAACAGCCTGATGTATGAGGCCAATATTGCCAATTTCATTAATTATGCTTGGGAAAATACTTTAGGTAGGATGCTACTGAATCCTTTGATTGTAGATGGAAAACTAAAGAGTGTCTCAGATTTTCTTAACTTTGAATTCCAGAAGTCTATTGAAACTGGCGGATTAATCAATACTGATTTTAATGAGCTAATTTATGATACTTTCATTAGATGGGCTGTTCAGTTCAGAAATGACACCGATTATTACACTGCACTATATGTGATTTCTAAGGAAGGTGACATTTCCAATTTCACTCAACCTAATGAAATTGCCCAGATAGAGTTAGATATTGTTAATGATGTAACAATAACAACTAAGAATAATTAAAGACAGCCACCCCTAATGGGGCCTAATTCTACATATGAATCATATTCCGAATTAACTTCTGAGAGATTCATCATAATATAATCTAGATCTCGATTAGATACTGGAACATATTCAGTTTCTAATCCATTCACTCGTAGCTTCATCTTCTTGTTGACTCTATATGCTGTGAAATTATCTAGAGGCCAAATACTAAATCCGTCGCCCCATTTTTGCAGCATCACGGTTGATTCTTCTTTTAGCGTATACGTCCACACGCCTTTACCGGAAAAAATTTGGTCACTAGAAATTACTAATTCACTATTAGGGGCATTACCTTTTTTTGTGATGAAAAATATTATATCTTCTTGACCTTCTTCAAGTTCTGGAATTTGAGGAATGTTTACGCCTACGCTAGTATGTGCAGGAATGTCGTATACTAGCACAGATTTAGGGTTAGTGTTATCTATCGTAATACCAAGCATCTGATCGGCTTTTACATTTTCTTCAGATTCCAGACTATTGTCAAATGTGACCCTTGTTGTTATTTCGGAAGCATTGTATACATTTGTATTAGCGGGAACTATTACTTCGTCCTTAATATATGCAATCACGGGTAGTGGAGTGTTTATATTCCAATCAAATCTACCAATCTCATCAAAATGGTTTTTATCCATTAATCCATATTTGTATCCAACTGCAACAGTAATAACATCGCCTACTCTATCTAGGAATGTGAGACAAGGCGATTTCCATTTGGTAGTGTATTCTCCTTCAGATATGTTATTTACAACCCCTAGATACGATTTTAATCCAAATGTTAGACTTGAATTGCCAACAACATCTAAAATATCGAATGCGAAAAAATAATCTCCGGAGAAAGCCTTATTTCTTTCAATACATGCACCAATGAATAGTTTAAGTGTGTCTATTCTACGAGATACTTCTTTCATATTAGTATCGTATATTGGTGTATTTGTAATATACCCATTAGCGTCATATTCTGCCGTTTTGGGGGCCTCGTTAATATCTTGAATAGGCTCTCCTGTTTTATTTGTTGAATTGTAATACGATATAGTATTATCTGTTGCAACCCCATAGTCCATTGAACTGTTGGATATTCTCCAAGGGTTGCATTCAAATGCAAAATTTATCTCAAGAGTGCTCGAAATTGGGTCAGCCATCATATCTCCAGTTTGTTAAATATTTATTAAGCATTGTACGTAGACGCGCTACGCTTTCCTTCTTCGATAACTCCTACATTCAAATACATTTTCGTATTTCCAATTGGCAACACATTAAATGGCTCTACGTATACCCTCCTAGAAAGATTCTTATCGTCAAGAGGATCAGTTCCGTCTAGAGTGTAATATGCCACGCCCGAATACGATTCAAAGGTAATAAGTACCTCGGAAGTGTATCCGTCCGATGAATTAGATCCGGATAATGTGACAATTGGTAGTACGGTGGGAGTCGTGAAGAGCGTGTCGGGGTCAAAGGCTGGAAATTTAACTATATCACTCGACTGATCTTCGAATACTGCAACCGCCTTGATTATCGTCTTTTTTGTTATCTTTAATGGTTTAGTGTACATTGCAACATTGGTTCGATTAATCAAATCCGGGATTGACCCGTCAGTCGAATATAGAATATCAAAGTCTGACGTGCCAGTTATAGTTGCAGATCCACCTACAATATCAAAAGTGAAAACAGGAGGAGGTAATACTGGATTTATTGTGAAAACCCTTTCAACCACTAGACTATCTCCGATTGCATTTAACCCCTTGACGTATGCCCTAAAGACATGCTCACCGTACTTTCCGGTGCCAGTTAAAGTAACTGTAGAGGTATTTACAAAAGGCGCTCCATCAATAGAAGTCCATATTTGATTTACATTCACATTTCTCTTAGATGGTTTTGCTTGAAATGATATGTTCTTGTCCAGTGGAACAGAAATAGGCTCATCTAAGGAATAGACATAG